GCCGCCCAGTCGATATTGGCTTCATCGATGTTGGCAGAGGTGATCTGCGCCTTACTGATGGTTGCGATATCTGCCGCCAACGTTTCGATCTGCGCCCAATCAATATTGGCGTTGATGATATTCGCAGTTGTCAGCTGTGCGGTAGAGATCATAGCGATGGAAGCATAAAGCTCATCCGTCGTGATCTGCCCGGCAGCCAATTCCTGAATTTTTGCAGAAACAGCAGTGATGGCATTGGCATTCAGCGTTTCGATCAGCGCCTGTGCAATGTGTGCCTGCGTAATCGCTGCTGTCTGGATGTGTGCGCTTTGGATCGCTGCGTTCTTCACCTGCAGACTGCCAACAGAGCCGTTCTGCAAGTGTCCGCTGCCGATGGAATTCAGCATGAGCTTTGCACCGCTGATCGACCCGGACGCCAGCTGACGGGCGGCAATGGTCGTGCCTTCAAGCGCAGTGGCAGCAGTACCCAGCGTGACGGAGGTATACTTCTTCGTCAGACAGTCGTAGGTGTACTGGGTCATGCGCATGGTCACTTCCACGCCGATGCGCCTTGCGATGACGCGGACACTGTCGCCGAGGAAGATATCAGAGAGCGCCGCATACTGCTTGTACTCTTCGGCGCTGGTGCAGTTCACGAAGTCCACGGACAGCGTGACCGTAGGAAGGTCGCACCCGGCGTCATATTCAGCATGCACAGAAGAGCGCATTTCATCGTAGCAGTCCGACTTGGATTTGGTATCATCGCCCTCGGTGACTTCCTTGGCGGAGGAAACCGCCAGATGCACCCATTTGGGATGCGGGTAGGCATTGATGTTGGGGCTGTCGATATAGAGCTCCGGCAAGTACAGCAGATTGCCGTCCGCGTCCTCGCCGGTGGGCATGATGCGCGTGATGACATCCGTCTCGTCCACATCGTAGCTGATGCCGGTGAGGTTCTTGCGTTCACGGATGTGCACGTTGCTGTCGCAGCCCACACGCTTGACGAGGAACACGTCAAACCAGTCCCGGGCAAGCTCCGCGCCGTACTTTTCAACCATGCCGCCCTCGCCGAGGATGGCCTCTACCGGGTTGATGTTTTCCAAGAGAACATCCGATGCAGTCGTTTCAAGGTCGGAGTAGAAGGCGAAATCATGATCGGACAGACAGCCATCTGCGATATCCTGCGCAACAGATGCACCCACAGCACCGGAGCCGGGCTTTACCTGTTGGAGCATGTTATCCAGAAGGTCATAAAAAATGTGCCGGGCGTGAACTGTGATCTTGTCCAGTTCAGGCACGACACGGTAGATGCGGAAGGGCTGGTCGCGGAGCTGCCGGGCTTCGATGGCGTCATTCTGGAAGCCAACGTACTCGGTCTTGCTCTGCTGCTCGGTGCGCTCATAGGTCAGGTATTCGGCAGACATATAGCCATGCTTGCCGTCCGGGGCTGTTACCTCGTACCAGTCGCTGGTGGTCTTGTCCAGCACGATGACCTCGCGGCCTTTTTTATACTTTCCGAGGATTTTGTAGTTGGTGCCCGTACCGGAGCGCAGGCGCAGCGGACCGCTCTTCGTGGTGATCTTATAGATTTCCACGTCATAGGTATCCGTCTGATACTGCTGCGTGACCAGATTGATCTGCGGGGTCATGGCCGCAGGCACAGGGGCACGGATGATACAGCCGTCCGTCAGGCGCTGCCACTTGCCCAGATCATCAATGGGGTGCGTGAGCGTAAGCTCCCATTCACCGTTGAGAATTTCGGTCACGGTGCAGGAAAGCGGGCTGACCGCGCCCAGACCGTTATTGGAAAAATCCGTGCAGTCAGCCGGGTATACACAGATCAAGGGTAGTCACCTCCTCACAGATTACGCCAATTCGGCTCAATCACAACACTGGATACAGTACCCGTCCAACTGACCGCATTCTGTCCGGGTTCCAACAGGGGGAAATCGCCGCTCATACAGTTGTTCATACTGGTGATGCCTGAGTACGCTTCCATCAGCGGCGTATCCAGCGTGATGCTATCCGTGATATCCGAAAGCTCCACGATGTACGCACCGACCATGAGCGTGATCTCGCCGCTGCCGGTGACAGTGATAATCGGCTCGGCTGCAACTGTGCCGGGATTAGTGATGAACGTTCCGCTCTCAGTCAGCGTGATCGTCTCCACGTCTTTCTGATACCAGAACGGCTTACAACGGAAATTCACCACAAACGACCGGTGTGGATTCCCGCGTAGGATTTTCTCAAAGGGAATCTGATTGACCACCCGGGCATGATAAAAGCCACCCTCTCGATTGGCAAAGGTGACTGTGCCGCCGCCCCGAAGCCATGCGCAGATCTCCGGGATACGCGCAGGGTTATCGATGATACAGGTGGCGGTCAGCATCAGATCATCATACACATCGTCGCCCTCCAGCGTAGTGAGCGATCCGCTCCTGCCGGGGACAACGGTAAATGTAGCGCGTTCTGCAGGCAAGGTCAGTGGCGGCTGTTCAAGCACATACACGCCGTATTCCGTGGAACGCACGCCATTCCATTCAAACCAGTCGTTCAAGAGTTTCTCCTTTCCAGCACGACAAAGCGCCGCCCTGCTGTAGAGCGGCGCTCGGCGCTGTTGTTTACTCGTCGATTCTGCGGATGCGGTCAAAGCCGTGGATAGCAGCCAGCGTGGAGCCATTGCTCCACTCAACATGAATGCCGCCTGCATCATCCACATGGGTGACCTTTCCGGTTATGCCCGCAGGCATTTTGCGGTATGGGTCGCTCATTTCTTCAAGCACAACGGTGCATCCGGCAGGGTACTTCTCCCGAAGCATGCCCAAAGCCTCCGGTCGTATACGCATAGAAAACATAGGCGTGTACCTCCTTCATATAGGGTGCTGACATTAACGCTCTTGTCCGGCTGAAAGTCAAGTCAATTCTGCGATCAGGCCATTCTCAAGCCTTTGCCGCGCTGTTGTCTGCGGGTCAGCGCAGCGATCTCCGTGGCCAGAGCGTAGATATCCTGTTCATCCCGGATGGTGAAGGTATTCCCGGAGAGGTTCACCGTGCTGTTCTGGTTGTACGTCCTGTGGTTGGTTGTGGCGTTGTTGACGATTGCACCCTCGCGGGCTTCATCCGTCAGATAACGGGCGGCGTTGCGGATGATCTTGGCCTGCTCCTTGCTCTCTTCCATAACGCCCTGCCCGAAGCCCTTCATGGTCATCGCACCGACTTCATCTCGGAATACGCGAGAAGGACTGGCAATTTTGAGCTCGGATTTCGCCGCATTGACTGCAGCGCGGGCTGCAGAGCGCATGGCAGAAACCACACCGCTGCGGCCTGCGTTGATGCCTGCCTTGAGTCCGGCCATTGCATTAACACCGGCACTGCGCAGTGTGGTGGAGGTCAGATTCGCATTGACTGCGCTCTTGATGTGCGTGCTCACCTGACTGCCGGTGGTCGTAAAGCTATATCCTGTCATGGAGGAAGCCAGCCCGTCCATGATGGTCGTGCCGTTCCCGAAGAGCAAGCCCTCCACCAGCGCCAGCGTCATGGCGGCTTCCACGTTACCAGCAACGGACGCGGCATCCGTAGAGAAGTCATACTCCGCAGCACCAGCGCCGATACCCGCTGTCACATAGCCGCCCACAGGCATCATGCGCGTCGAGGGACTCTGAATGCCCAGCGCGAGGTTCAATGCGGATTCAAGGTTGGAGGCTACGGTTTCAGCGTCGCTGTCCCAGCCTGCCTCTGTCATACCCTGTGCAACGCCTTCCTTGATATGTGCGCCGGTTTCGGTGGTATCAAGGCCGTTCAGGAACGTAACGATGGCCTGCAGGTTCTCTATGTCCTCCTGCGAGACCTCCTGTCCCTGCTGGATGGCAGAGACCATTTCGCCGACGTAGGCAGAAAGCTCTGCTACGGTTTCGGCGTTGAAATCGTTCCGCATGCTCTGATCCAGCACACCGTGATTGGTGCTTTCGCCGCGCAGGGATGCCCAGAACTTCTGCCAGCCGTTATAGTCCAGCGTTTTGGTGTAGGAGTTGATTCGGCTGACAGCGGAACCGATCATATCCATTGTGGTGGCAGGCATGATACCCGCCCACATACCGGCAGTCGTGACGCCCAGCTGATCCACCTCATCCACCAGCGGGGATATGGCATCGATGGCCTCCTGCGTGCCGGTGACCTGCGGAGAGATCAGGATGTGCATTGTGCCGTCCTCGGACATCGTGGCGATGGTATCCGGGGTCAGCGCCCCTTCCGGTACAGCGGTAACAGGAATTTCGATGCCGTCCTGCCAGTATTTAATCTTACCATCGGCAGAGAGCGATGCAAGATCGGCATCGGAAATTTCACCCAGCCTGACAGGCACATCAACAGCAAAGCCGCTGTTCTCCTGAAAGTCCTTATAGGTCAGGTACTCATAGCCGGTGATCTGCACCTTGGTGGTGATGATCGGCGGCGTTACGCCTTCAGCATTCACATAGGACGTGATCTGTGCCACAACCTCTGCTTTGAGGGCTGTCTTGTCACAGTTGGTGGCCTCCGCATAGGCATTGACCATTGCGTCCACCTGCGCATCCGTTACCTTGGACATATCCACATTCTCAGAAAGCAGGTATTCCGTGACGATGGCGGCGATATCCGTCGGCGTAAGCGCCGTGGTCAGCGCACCGCCGGTGATTTCCTGATAAGCCATGACGAAGGCCGTTACACCTTCGGGCGCAAGCCCGGAAAGGTCAACGCCTTCCTTTTCTGCGTAGTCGGAGACATACGCAACGATGTCGGCAGGCTTGAGCAGGGAGACATCTGCGCCCTCTGCCAGTTCCTGATACCCAGCCACCAAGCAGGTGGCGATTTCAGGTGTCAACCCGGTCACATCTGCGCCATTGGTGATCTCAGCATACTTTTCGACGTAGGCAATCAGCCCTGTCGGCGTAAGCGCTGCGGTGGAGGCACCTTCGGGGACTTCGGTATAAGAGGAAACAAAGGCATCCACGGTGGGCTGCACTCTGACAGTTTCCTCATTTTCCTGATAACCGGCAATGATCGCTTCGGTTGTGATTGCGCCGGGGTTGGCAGCAAACTCATTCCAGCGCGTCTGCGCTCCCGTCATATCAAGGTCGGTGGCGATTTTGAGCGCTTCCTCCGGGAGTGCTTCGGAGAACATAGAAGCCAAGCCGGGCAGTTCCAGCTTGTGTGTATCAAGATAATCCTGTACAGAAGCCAGCTGCTCCATTGCGCCGGACACATCAATTTCCGGGAACATGGCTTCGACTTCCGTTTCCGTCAGTCCGCTGTCCAGCAAGCTCTGAATCTGTGTCAGCAGGCCGATATATTCGACGAGAGAATCCTCGTCCATGCTGGCAGTGAGCTCGTTGAGATCGGCCAGCAAACCGGGCTTTTCAGTTTCAGAAGCCATGCTGTACTCGCGCAGCTTCTGGTTCAGGGTATCAATATCCGCAGCCGCCTGCTGGATGTTTTCCTGTTCCCACACGGGGAGGACGATATCCTGCAGGAGCGCTGCATACTCCAGCGCAGCCTGCCTGCGTTCGGCATTATAGCGCTGATTCAGGTCGGCCAGCGCGGCTTCCCGTTCAGCGCTGTCGGAGATCAGCTGGATGAGCGCATACTCTTTATCGTAGTTCGCATCAATCTGCTCGTTGATCGCCGCCAAGCCCTGTGCCGCTGCAACGACAGCGTTTTCATACACGGTAACGTCGGCGTTACTCTGCCCACGCGCCTGCGCACGGGCAATCTCGGCTTCCAGCTTCTGTCGAATGGTTTCAAAGCCCTCGGTGTCGCCGGTAGCGGGCACAAGGTTGTACCTAACCTGAATAGCCTCCCGAGTATCGATCAGCTCCTGCAGACGGATCTGATCCTCCTCGGTGAACAGCCTGCTTTGCCGCTTTTTGAGCAGCTTGGCAATTTCATCATCGATGCTGTCCAGCGTAGCAAGGTCAGCTTCCATCTGTTCGGCAAGGCCGGTGTAACCACGCTCGTCGGCAGTGAGTTTCATTTCGGACAGCGCCGTGCGAATTTCTTCCGTGCCCGCCTTGAAGGATTCCGTCCATTCGTCCACGATGGCGTTGGTTTCCCGCTTTCCGTCCGTCCAGACGGTCAAAAGCCCTGCAAGCCAGTTGGCTCCGCTCTGGGCAATATCTGTGCCAGCGGACTTGAAATCGTCAGCGGTCATACCGAAGAAGGACAGTCCCGCGCCACTCTGATTGTAAAAGGTCTCTGCGGCGGTGTCCTTCCAGTTTTCTGCGGTTTCAGCCATACCCTCGAGGGCTTCTCGTGCCTGCTTTGCGCCCGACACATAGTCAGCCAGCGCAACGGTGCCAACAACTACTGCTGCTGCGACCGCCAGCCATACGGAGGGCGACTTGCCCAGAACGGACATAAAACCGCTGAAGCCGCCGCCAGCTTTGCCAACAGCTGTGGCAAACTTGCCGATACCGCCAGAAACAACAGAGATGCCTTTGGTCAGCTTTGATACCGCCAAGAGCGCCGGGCCGATGGAAGCCACAAACGCCGCCGTCTGAATGACCTGCTGGCGCTCGGCTTCATCCATCTCCATGAACTTATCCATCAGATCATCCACGCCATCGATCAGGCTGTGAATGGTGGGATTCAGGTCATCGCCCAACTGCTGGGCAAAGAGGACGGACTTGTTTTTCAGGTTGATGAGCTTGCTTTCCGTGGTGGCGTAGCGCTTACCTGCTTCTTCTGCAAGTGCGGTATTCTCAGCCCACGCCTTATTTGCTGTCTTCTGCGCAGAAGCAAAAAGCTCCGTCGCGTTGACGGAGCGCAGGAGTGTATCGCGCAGGCGTACTTCGGAGATCCCGATCTCGTTCAGGACAGCGATGGCGCTCATGCCTTCGTCATCCATCTGTGCCAGTCCCTCGATGAAGGCTTGGAACATGGCAGCGGGATCTGCTTCCCACATACGAACAAACTGTTCTTCGGTTACGCCGCAGATCGAGGCAAAGTCGGTCAACGCTTCACCACCGGTGGCAGCGGCAACCTCCATTTTGACCAGCGCCTTGGACAGCGCGGAACCACCCATCTGCGCCTCAATGCCAACAGAAGACAGCGCCGTTGCAAAGCCCAGAATCTGTGCTTCGGACAGGCCGACCTGCTTGCCTGCACCCGCAAGGCGCAGTGCCATTTCCATGATGGCCGATTCTGTAGTGGCAAAGTTATTGCCCAGATCGACCAGCGTGGAACCGAGGTTTTCGAACAGCCCCTGATCCATGTCCATGATATTGGCGAACTTCGCCAGCGTGGAACCGGCTTCCTCGGCGACAATATCGGTGGTGTTGCCAAGGTCGATCATAACGCGGGTAAAGTCCTCCAGTGCATCGGTGCGAATGCCCAACTGACCGGCATTGGCCATAACGTTGGAGATTTCGGTGGTATCGGCAGCAATCTCGGTGGACATGCGCTTGACGGTTGCTTCCAGCTGGGCAAACTCCGCTTCAGAAGCATCCACCGTTTTTCGGACGCCTGTAAAGGCAGATTCAAATTCGATGCTGGACTTCATTGCCGCCGTGCCCAAGGCCACAACCGGCGCAGTCACATAGGTAGAAAGCGTGCGCCCGATTGCCCCCGTGGTCTTGCTGACAGAATCACAGCTTTTGGAAAACTCCGTCAGGGATTTTCCCGCCGCCGTCCAAAGGGACTTGGCGGTATCCAGCTGCTGATTGGTTTCACGGATGGCAGCTTCGATTTCCTTGACTGCCGCCTGCGCATTGGTCAGTGCGGTTTCGGCATCCGTAACAGCGTCGGTGGCCTCCTGTATCTTTTCAGGATCATTGGCCTGCTGGGCTGCGAGGAGCTGTTCTTTTGCAGCCCGGAGCTTTTCTTCGTATCGGGCGACCGTCTGCTGCTGCAGGGTCAGCTTTTCATTCAGCATGACCAGCTTGGCAGAGAGCGCACCGGCGTTGGTATCCACGTCCTTGATGCCAGCAGCCGCCAGACGGAAGCGGCTCTGTGCCAGCTGCATCTGCTTGCCAAGGGACGTGACGGCGGTATCTGCCGCCTTCATCTGATCGCCTGCGGCCTTCCAATTTGTCTGGGACAGGCGCAGGGCGTCATTGCAGCCATCGATGGCTTTTTCGGTTTCTTTGACCGATGCCTGTGCTTTGTTCAGCTGTGTCTGCTGGGTTGATACGGCATCTGCAGCATTTTGTGTTGCTTTACGCAGGGCGTCCTGCTGTCCAGCCAGCTTATTGACATCGGCAGTAGCGGCTTCATATTCCTGCTGGGCAGCTTCCATGTTCGCCTTGGCGGCGATGGTCGCAGAGTCGCTTTCGCCCAAGCTGTCCCGATATCGCTCATATGCACTGGTGGCGGTTGTCACCTCGTCTCGCAGCGCACTCTGCCGCTGACGCGCCTGTTCCAGCCGCTGGGCATAATCCGTCTGTCGGTTATAGCATTCAGTCAGCTTGGAGGTGGCCTGTGCCAGCGCACGTTCATACTGCGTGACCACATCCTTCTGCAGGGACAGTCGGCGTTCAAGCGTAGACAGCTTGGCAGTCAGCCCTTCAGTGGTGTTCTCAAAGCCCTCCACACCGGCAGCTGCCAGCTTGAAATAGGACTCCGCTTCCTGTATCTGCTTGTTGACCGACTTGATGTTGCGGGTGAAGTTTTCGGTATTCAGGGAAAGCGACACAACGAGGTCGCGGAGGGATTCAGCCATGAGAGTTCACTTCCTTTATTTGGGCTTGACGCTGGGCCACACTGTATCAATGAATCCGGGCTTCGGCTCGGATTTCTTTTTGTTTTTGCGAGCATTCCACGCCCGTACACGCAAAAAGCCGAGAAGATCGGTCTGATCTATCTCGGCCATGCGCCACCCGCCTTCCA